GCAAATTGCAGCAACTATGCTTTCAAGGAGTAAACAGTAATGGAATGGCTCAAACAGATTGCACCTACCATCGCTACGGCGCTCGGTGGCCCACTGGCCGGCATGGCCGTCTCGGCTATCTCCAAGGCGATTGGCGTTGATGAGAAGGACGTGGGCGACCTCATCAACAACAACAAGCTGACGGCTGACCAGATCGCGCAAGTGAAGCTGGCCGAGATTGAACTTCAGAAACAGGCCAACGAGCTGGGCCTGAACTTCGCCAAGCTGGAGGTGGACGACCGCAAAAGCGCCCGCGACATGCAGGTGGCGACGCGCTCTTGGATTCCGCCTCTGCTGGCGGCGGCGGTGACGCTGGGTTTCTTCGCCATCCTTGGCGGCATGATGTTTGGCAAGATGTCGGTGGCTGACAACACTGCGCTCACGATGATGCTGGGCAGCCTCGGCACCGCGTGGACCGGCATTATTGCGTATTATTTTGGTTCTAGCGCAGGCTCTCAAGCCAAAACTGAAATGTTAGGAAAGAAATGAAAGACAACTTGCTGGCGGCGATCAACGACCGTTTGCGTGCCGCTAAAACCAAGCTGCATGCGGGGCGCCGTGGCACTTGCTCAGTGGATGAGTGCCCGCACGACGCGCTGGCTAAAGGCTTGTGCAACGCTCATTACTTGCGCTCAAAAAAGGGTGCTGACATCAACAAACCAGTCACAGCTTTTGCTAATGAAGGGTGCATAGAATGCGGCGAAAAACTGAACAACAAAGGTGGGTGGATGAGGTGCGCCAAGCACTTCAAACTTGCTCGCCAACAAACTATTAAAGATGCTCTAATTGACGCTATGGGAGGCTGCTGTCAGACTTGTGGCGGCGTGTTTCCGTCAGCCGCCTATGACTTCCACCACGTAGGCGAGAAAGACGCGGACCCTTCCACACTCATCGCAAATAACAGTGTGGCGCGCATCGCTCAAGAAATTGAGAAGTGCGTACTTTTATGTGCTAATTGTCACAGGATCGAACATGCGCGAAAACTTTGAGAATGCTTTAGCCTCGGTGCTTCACCACGAAGGAGGGTATGTACACCACAAACTTGATCCAGGCGGCATGACCAACCTGGGCGTGACCAAGAAAGTCTGGGAAGAGTGGGTCGGCCACGAAGTGGACGAGAAGGCCATGCGCGCGCTGACGCCTGAGATCGTTGGCCCCATGTACAAGGCTAAGTACTGGGACCGGATCAAAGGCGACGATCTGCCCTCTGGCGTGGACTACGCCGTGTTTGACGCTGCGATCAACAGCGGCCCAGGCCGTGCGGCCAAGTGGCTGCAACAGGCCGTGGGCGCTGTGCCCGATGGGGCGATTGGCGCTGGCACGCTTGCCAAGGTGGCTGCAATGGACGCCAAAGAAATCGTCGAGAAGTATCAGGAGACGCGCCTGGCGTTCATGCAGTCCCTACCGACTTGGGATACGTTCGGTAAGGGCTGGGGCAGGCGCGTCGCTGAAGTGCGAGATGCCGCCTTGCATATGGCGTAACGCTTGGTAGGTCAGGCGCGTCTCGGCCATCGCCACCAAGGCGTGCTCTAGGGCGTCGTCCATGCGCCCTTCAATGGCGGCGTTGTGAAGGTCTTTGAGGGCGCGCTCGGCCATCATGCAGGGGTAGGAGTAGTCGATCATTTCTTCCAGTCAGGTTTGGGGCAGTGCGGGGGCGGAACGACCACGCACCAGACGGCCGCAAAGCGCTTGCCGGTCTTGAGCCAGCGATCGATGTAGGCGTCGGGCATATGATGCACGATCCTGTGGACGTGGGACTTGTCTGTCCCGGCAAGTTCTGCAAGCTGCAACACGGTCAGTCCCTCTGACGCTCGTAGAACCTCTCGCACCCTGTTGATGCGTACGTTACTGCCCATAGCTGACCGCGAACCAGACGATTGCCCACGCAGCGACAACCACCGCCCAGAACTTGATGTTCGTCCACAGTTCGTCTCGAGTCTCCACCATAAGCATCACGAACGGAATCGTCACCAGCAGCAGGACTGCGGTGGCCAGCAGGAAGATGATGATCGGTAACAGGGTCATTTTGATACCCAACCCCAACCAAGGAACCCAAAGCAAACTAAGTTCCATCCAATGAGAAACCACAAAAGTGCATCAGTCATGCGCGCCTCCGAGCGATCCCCTGTTGGGACTGTTGATGCCATCACGTTGCTGACGTTGCGCCTCCGTCAGCGGCTGGCGCTGGGGCGGGGCGGCAAGTCTCGTCACCGTGTTGATTACTTCCTGCTCAGAGCGATCTGGCCGACCATTGATAGAAGACTTAAGAAGCGCCCAACCGCAAGGCTCTCCAAGCGTCAGCGGATCGCCTCCTACCGACACGCAGGGAAACGGATTGTCGAAAGCCCAGTATTCCGGCCTGCCTCCAACAAAGTTTTTCCAGAGCCATAGCTTCGTCGGCTCTTTCTTGTCAGCCTGCTCAATGGCGAGGCGCCGGGTGGTGATGGTGGTGCGGGACTTCGCAAGCGCACGATGCCTGTCGCCTTCTTCGGCTTTATGCGGCCCCATGCACCGCGCTAATGCCGATTCCGTTTCTTCCAGCGCCTCCAGCGCCTGCTTCATGGCCTCGATGCTCATAGCAGCGCCTCCGGCATGTCATTTGGGTAGGTGCCGCGCTTGGGGAACGGCCACGAATTCTTCTCGCGCAGCCGCAGCTCGTGCAACTCTTGCTCCTGCTTTTGCAGTTTAAGGTACGCCTCGTTGGCGAACTTGGCGAGGCTCTCGTGCGACCACGTCTCAAAGTACGGGCCGCTCATATCCACCCCTTGACGATTGCAATGAACAGGCCAAACAAAATCACGCCGCACACGCCAGTGATGATTTTGTCAACCAAACCAAATTCAGATGGCGCCTCGTAGATGCCGCCTCGATGGCCGGGGCCAAAGGCTTCTTCCAGGGTGCGGGCAAATCGTTTCGTGGTCATAGTCGTTTAGCTTCCTTTAGTAGTTCAATACGCTCTCGGCTTGCCCGCAGCATGGTGTACCGCTGGTGCAGCCGTTCCAAAACCGTCGCGCGACGGTGTGTTATGCGTTCGTCTTCAAGCATGCGTAACACCTGCTCTTCAGACAAGCCCGCAAGAACCTCGTTAAGTTTTCGCCAGGACAGCGCCAATTTTCGTCTCCATATCGTTGATCAACTTCTCCAGCGCAGCGCGGCGTTTGGCCATCGAGTTGGCCTGCCGCATCACGATCTTCATCTCCGCCTGCGCTGCTTTCAGTTTGGCGCGCCATAAATCTACATGTTTCACTTCAACTCCTCCATTGCAATATCCGACAGCGTGCGCTTGTCATGCAGCGCCGCCCAAATCTTCTCGTCTACCGTTTTGTTGGTGAGCATGACGTAGCACCAGACATCGTGGCGCTGCCCGGATCGGTGCAAACGCCCGATGGTCTGCTCGTACAGTTCCAGCGACCAAGGCAAGGACAGGAAAACGATTTTCGATCCTCCAAACTGCAAGTTAAGCCCGTGCCCGGCTGATTTCGGATGCACCAGTAGCAGCTCGATTTGCCCGGCGTTCCACCGTTCCACGGCGCGGTCATCATCGAGCGTTTGAGCCTGCGGATAACGCCGGCGAAGCTGCGCAAGCTCTTCTTGATACGTGTACGCAATGAGAGTGTTGGCATGTTGGTTTTCTTGGATCAGTTCGTCAAGGCGGTCAAACTTGTGTGTGCTAAACCACACAGATTTTTGTGCAACAATGAACTTACCGGGCGTGATGGAGGGCAAACTATTTGTCTCGTAGACAAACCCCGAGGCCATCTGTTGGAGCTTTCCCGTTACAACGCCGGCGTTCACCGCAATCGCTTTCGCGTCGGGGAACTCAACGACGAAGTCTTTCTTCATCTCGTTATATTTGGTTAGGTCCATGTCGCAGCGCACCTCGACTGTGTGCAGCGGCGGCAGCTTGTCCTTGTACTCGCCCGGCTCCAGCACGAACGTGGCGGGCTTGATCTTCTCCATCACCTTCGCCAGCGCACCTGGGCGTGGTGCCCAATCGCCAAATTCACGGTTGAGTAAAACAAAATATTGCTGCATGAACGCGCCCTTGGAGCGGCCCAAGAGCGTTTGATCGACGATCTTGCACTGGCCGAACACGTCCTCCAGGCCGTTGCTGGTGAACGAGCCAGTCAGGCCCCAGCGGATCGGGCAGTCGAGCATCTTGGCAAGCGCCTTGAACCTGGCACCGGACGGGTTCTTCAGGCGCGTGAGTTCGTCGAACACCACGCCATCGAACGAGAGCTGTTGCTCGGCCAGCCACTGGATGTTGTCGTAGTTGATCACGACGACTTGGGCGTTCAGGGCCGCCTTGCGCTGCGCGGGCGTGCCCACAGCGACGGCCAGCTCCAGACCCGGCGCCCACTTCGGAGCCTCGACGGGCCACACGTCGGTGCAAACGCGCTTAGGGGCGAGCACTAGCCAACGCTTGACCACGCCGTCGTCCAGCATCGCCTTCATGGCCGTGAGCGTGATCGCCGTCTTACCTGCGCCCACGGGCGCGAGGATCATCGCCCTGTCGTGCTCGTACAGGAAGTCGGCGGCTGTCTCTTGATAATCACGCAGCTTCACGCGCCCACCCATCCACTTGTTCTTTCGTCCACAGGCACGCGTACTTCTGTTTCAGACGCGCCATGTCAGAGCAGAAGATCTTCTGCAACTCCGACAACCGACCACCTTTGGTTTTGAGTTCAACGAACCAGGTTGTGCCGTCGGGCATACATGCGATCCGGTCGGCTACGCCTTTCTGCCCTGGACAGGTGAACTTGTACGTCTTGCCGCCCATGCGCTGGACAGTCCAGTCGAAGTGCTTTTCGATCTCGGCTTCTTTCATGGCCCGCACTTTATCACACTAAAAAACTTTTGCACAAGATATTTTTTTGGTGTATCATCCAAGTTCAACAACGGGAAACTACAGTGCAACACTCAAAGATCGTCGGCGGCTCTACCGCCAAGCGCGTCATCAACTGCCCAGGCAGCGTGGCCCTGGTGCAAAAGATGCCGCCCCAACCCAGCAGCAAATACGCCGACGAAGGCACGCTGCTGCACAACGTGATCAGCGAACTGCTTGATAGTGCGGATTTGGTACCGGAAGACTTCTTGGGCACCAAGTACAACGAGCAGGAACTCACGCAAGACCTCATCGACGACAAGCTGCTGCCCGCGCTGGCAGCGCTCGACGAGATCGACCCCGACGACCGCATGCAGTACGCCGTTGAGACGCTGGTGAACTTCGGCGATCTGCTGCCGGGCGTGTTCGGCTCGACCGACTTCTTGGGCCGCATCGACGACAAGGCCGTCGTGCTCGATTGGAAGTTCGGTTCTGGCGTAGCGGTGCCAGCCGAAGAGAACCCGCAGCTCATGTTCTACGCCGCAGCAGCGATGCGTACCGAGAAGGCGCAGTGGGTGTTTGATGGCGCAACCGAGATCGAACTCATCATCGTGCAGCCGCCCGTGATCAAACGCTGGACGACGACGCCCGAGCGCATCCAACGCTTTGAGCGTGAGCTGGTCGCGGCGGTCAAGGAAGCGCAGCGTCCTGATGCGCGTATCGCCACAGGCGATCACTGCCGCTGGTGCGCGGCCAAGCCGATCTGCCCGCAGATGAACGGCGCAGTCGAGCGCGCAATCAAGCAGCAGATCATCAATTTGGATGTTGACACGCTGGGCCGCGCCCTGCAAAATGCCGACCTCTTGGAAGACTGGATCAAAGACCTGCGCGCGCTGGCGTTTGGCATGCTTGAGAAGGGCGCTGACGTGCCCGGCTACAAGATCGTGCAAAAGCAAGCGCGTCGCAAGTGGACCGATGATGAGAAAGCCCGCAGGGCACTCTTAGAAATGGGTCTGAAAGAATCTGTCGTCATCGAGACTTCGATCATGTCTCCGGCGCAGGCCGAGAAGGCGCTCAAAAAGCGCTTTAGCGAACTGCCCGAGGACTTGATCAAGTCCGAGTCGTCAGGTACGACGCTCGCCCCGGTGGATGACCCCCGGCCAGCGGTGCAGTCGTTCATCGGGCTGTCAAAGGCCCTCTCTAAACTGTAATGGAGTTTGTATGTCTAATCTCGTAAAGTTCTCTGGCGCTAACCTGCCTTCCGTCGTTTCCCTGTCCACCGCGCTTCGCACCATCGCCAACGATGTCAGCGCCTCGACCACGGCCATCATCAAGATGGACCGCACGGGGCACTGGGTCTTCGGCGCTGATCAAACTGAGGCCGAATAAGATTCCCGCTGGGCGGTCAACCCTTTCTCGTTTGTCCACGGCTTCATCGCCTGGGGCGACGGCGAAGTGCTGGCCGAAAAGCTGGTGCCCGTCACTGAGCCCAAGCCTGAGTTGGAGCCTGCACCTCCCGGTGCGAAAAAGGGCTGGGAGGAGCAGACGGGCCTGTCGCTCAAGTGCATCAGTGGTGACGACGCTGGCCTGGAAGCGCGGTTCACGACTACCAGCGTTGGCGGCCGCAAGGCTGTGCAGACGCTCGCCGTGGCTATCGCTACGCAGGTGGACAAAGACCCGAGCAAGCCGGTGCCGATTGTGAAGCTGGCCAAAGACCACTACACCCACAAGAGCTACGGCCGTATCTTTACGCCGGTGTTCGAGGTGGTGGAGTGGGTGTCGATGGACGGTGACGCTGCCGAGGAAGAAGCAGCCCCTGCTGCTGGCCGTCGCCGCCGCGCAGCCTGAGAGTGAGAGCGGGGACTTCGGTCCCTGCTTTTTTCTATGCAGACATTTACATGCTTAACTTGCGCCGTAGCATTTGCGCCTGCGCGTGCGT